ACCCAGCTTTAATTGTTAGCGATATGGATGCACTTTTAAATATCATTATTCAGGTACTATTCTTTGGAAGTCATTTATAGATGAAATTAATGTGTCTGTTATCTTTGCACCTATCTTCTTTGATGTATCATTGATGCCGTTGGCATATACCGTGAACTGCTTAACCAAGTCATTAATATGTACATTTATCGTTACAGACTTTGAACCCGTTGCATGCGTCTTGGTAGCACTTTGATTGCCTTTTGCATTTGTTAATGGGGCTTTTGATGCTGTTGTTAAGGCGTTTGTATTAAATTTTGTTAACGCATTCTTTTCTGCTAATAACGTGGCGTTGCGTTTTGTCAATTCTTTTGTGTCTTTGCCACTTGCTAACGCCTCATTTAACTCTTGGCTATTCTTTGCTAACGCTGCATTTAATTTCTGTTCACTTTGTTCTACCCACTTGTCTTTACTTAGACCTGATTTAGCTTGTACCGATGCCATTTTTAAAGCTAACCCACTTTCTATCGCATCGTTATCATTCTTAGTTGACTCTTTATTAAGAGTATTCCAACGTTCTTGTGCGGAAATCAATAAATTCATGGACGTTACTATACCCGTAACTGCAAGGGCTAACCATCCGACAGGACCTAATGCAACATTTACTGCTGTACCGAATGCCGTCATACCAACCGCTGCGCCTTCTAATACTGTTGTGCCCGACGCAATCGCATAAGTAAAAGCTAACATTGCAGGTCTTGCTAACGCGAGTGCAGCCGTTGCACCCATAGCCGCCAACCGAAATCCAGCAAATAACGCACCCACTTGGACTAATGTTTTGCCGACTAAAAGCAATCCATTACTATTTTCATCTAACCATTTTATCGCATCTTTTAAAGTAGATACCGTTTCATCTATAGTAGGCTTTAAGTCGTTAAACATCTTGTTTTTCAACTGAAACATAGCATCCCCTAAGTTAGATATTTGAACCGACGTATTTCCCGCCATATTCTCCAACCCATTAAAATAAATCCCACCTTCCTCATGAGCCTTTCTTAACGCCGCACTCACTTGCTCATAACTTAAAGATGTACCTTTCGCATACTTGATACCCGCATTCTCTAAGGCTGCATACAGATTAATCCCAGCAAAGGCAAATTGCTTTACATCTAATGCCGTTGCCTCACCTGTGTTTCGGATTTGCTGCATGTTGATAACCATGCGTTGCAATTCATTATCACCGCCACCCGTTGCCGCTATCGCATTCGCTAAATTCAAAACATCTTCGCGCGCCTTGCTTGCTTCTTCGCCCGTGCTTATTAATGCCTTGTTGGATGCTAATAATGACTCAAAAGAAAAAGGCGTTGTAGTGGCATCCTTCATCGTTTGCTGTATCACAGCCTGTGCCTGCTCACTACTTTTTAATAAGGTAGTCAACCCTACTTGTGCATCTTCTACAGCCGTACCCGCCGCAATTACACCCTGTGCAAACATCGTTAACGCCGCTACACCAAACGCATTTCTTATCGTAGACCCAATACCATCTACAGCCGCATTCAACGCATTCGTGTTGTTCGTTGCCGATGCAATACCACTTTCAAATTGGTTGCTCTGTAGCTGTAATATATATTCTACTATGTTCCCCATTAACTAAATTCTACTTGATGCACTACTTCTAAATAATATTTTGCCTGCCCCCACATCTCAAAAAACTCATCTTCTGTTAACCCTTTAGGGTCTAAATGAAAAAAACCCCTAATCAATGCACTCATACGCGCGTATTGACTGGAGTCTTTAGTAACCTCATACTGTACTAATTTTTTTTTAATACATTCAAGGCTATTTTAATAATATCTAAACAAAATTGAGCAACGCCTAACTTGTAAGGCTCACATTCTATACTATCACCATACGTTAAAGGATGCGACTCCTCTTGTAATATGTTTACCATCCGTAACTCCTCAGCCGCTAAATGCATGCCATGTGTTCCCGCCTTATCCATCGCTACCAACTTAGTCATATAATCAGGCTCTTTTATATAACTTACTATCCTTTCTCTTTCCTCATCGCCTATCTTAAATTGAACACATACATAAACTTTAGGTACATTATACTTTTCTGCTAATTCAACACACTTTGCTTCATACTTCGCACTTTCATCTTTGCCTATTAACGCCTTATCTTGTGTTTCTTTACTCATAATTATTTTTTACTCAATTCCTCCAATTACTAACTGTACTCTTTTTACTAGCTTGGTATCCCCCGACTTTGCACTAAAGGGGTTGTTCATAAATTCCGCCGATGCAAGTACTATCTTTTTAAAAGGTACATTCAGCCCCCCTATTACGATAGTTATTGGGAATGGAGGTAATTTTATAGGGTCTTTATCAGGGCTACCTAATGCTATCAACGCCCACGTTTCCTCATACATCGATATATCACCCGTATACTCGGCTATGCCATAACCGCGTCCGATAGGCTCTACACCTAATCCATGATGATTCTTTTTGTCTTGCTTGCGCTCGTAATTTATTTCCGTTATACCGGGATAAAACCCGATAACAGGTAAAATAACTCTTACATTGCCAGCTCCCCAGTTTATGCCATTAATTAAAGCCATAGTATTATTGTGTTAATTGGGTTTTATATTGTATTGGTATAATTATAGTCCGCATGATACCCATAGGTACTATATCCGCCTTAACCGACACAGTCGATGTCGCTAGTACATTCTGTGTCGTACTTACCGTTATATCCCTTGCACTTAATTCACCGTCTCGTATCATTTGGTCTAATGATGCATCGCCGATACTCTCTAAATCGGCAACCGTTATATCAGATAATGTACCGTTAGCATTAAGAACTAACTGTGAATTTAATTTTGGTAAATAGGCAGGGTATAACAACCGTTCTACTTTTTGAATCGTAGCATTCAATTCACGGCTATAGTAATCGCTCGTTGGTAGACATGCTGAATGTGAGTCCTGAAAGTACGTACCTTGATAGCCCGTGAACTTCTTAATAAATACGTGTCTCTTTGTATTTAAAGCCTCTAAAGCCCCATAAGATAATGCACTCACTAACTGCCCGTTGCAAAATGCAGGTACTTCTAATTCTACTCCACTCGATAAATTACGCTTCCCCACCTCAGCTTGTGATTCACTTACCTTACATGCTGCAATAGTGCCTAATTGCGCACCTAAACAAGTAATACTCTTTTTACCCGCCGTGCCATTCATTAAGTATAAAAAGTTCCCCCATCCGTACCCGTCTTGTCCTATACAAGTCTGAACGTTGTTAGATGTTAAAGTACTTAAATCGTTAATAGTTGTTATGTCTGTAGTAGCTTGTAAGTTCGCTGCATATACTGCATAACATGGTTGGTATTGTGCTTTGTTTGTGTTACAAATAGTATTTATCAAAGCCAAATCACCTACAGCCCAAGTACCATCTTTAAATACTCCAAAGTTTCTAATTTCACCCGCTGCATTATTTTGCATGTCGGTTATTTCAGAAAAAGTACCTACAGGCGTTCCAAAGAAACCAACCCATAATTTTCCCTTTGGTTGCATTCTAAAGAACTCGCTAATTTGGTAATAGTATTGCACCATCTTACTAGCAACACCCGCTACAGCCGCTCCCATTTGGGTAGTAATAGTACCTGTCATAGTGCCTACTATCGTTGCTGATATGGATGTTGTACCGTTAAGATATGCACCTAACCTCTTTGGTGCTGTAATCGTTACCGCACCCGCTGAATTAGTAGCTGAATAGCCATGTGTTGCAGTACCTGCATTAATCACAGCTACATAGGCAGCAGCTAATAAGGTTAATGTAGTCTCGGCAGCCGTCTTTGTAAATACCCCTAATGAAGTAGACTGTGTCGCACCGTTAGCAACGTTAATATCAGCTATCTTTAACTCAACCGTATCACCATTGCCACCTACAGCCGTAAAGGTATAGACACCCGTTGCAGCCGTCGCATCTGAATAGTCTTTTAATATCCCCGCCGCAATAGCATCATCAACACTATACAACGCTTTACAACGTGTAGCCGTTGACGTAGATGCAAACCCACTAGGTAAAGTCGAAACATTGAGAAATAACAACGCACTAATATGGTCGTTATTGGCTAGTGGTCTACCTAACCCGCCTTGACCTTCTAAAAATGATATACTTGGTTGTGGCATCTAATTTATTTTAATAGTTTACTAATTACGCCTGCGTAGACCGTCCTTGCTCTACCCAAGTCGCACCGTCGAACATAAAAGAGATATACCCTTTCTTGCTACCCGCTGCAAGTACTAACGTAGCCGCACTTACCGTCAAACCTGTAGAAAATGTTACCGTTCTGCCCGTTGCATCACCTGCTAAAAGTATCTGTAATTCATCCCCTATTTGAGGGTCTGTAGTAGCTGAACCTAAACCCGCCGTTAAGGTTAACGCACCTGTTAACGTAGCAACCTTTACAATGGTCTTGGCAAAGCCTTGACGCGTAGTAATTGCTATACTCGCTGCATACGCAGGAGCTTGGTAGTCTGTTGCCTCTAGGCGCGAAGTATTATCCTTACTTGCTGAGCCTGAAAATCTTGGTGTATTCATTGATAATTTATTTAAAGGTTATTTTGATGTTTTTACTTTTGTTTCTTTCTCCATAGTCTTTGGTGTTAGCATTTCAGCCCGCGTTACCACGTTTGTAAACCCTTCACGCTCGGCAAATAACCAACTGCCCGACTCATTAAGATATATAGTTTCTATCGCTTCGTTTGCCTCGACAATAGCTATTAATTCTTTAGGATACTCCATGTTATTATTGTTAGTTTATAAATTATGGATTTGTTGACGGCGTACCTCCATAGTATACTGTCTCTTCTAACCAACCAATTTGAACATCCACTTTCATCAGCATTTTAATAAACCAATTTTCACTATTGGCTTGCACAGGTGATATTTTCAAAGAAGCATCTTCTAAGCTATTTAAGCCTACCCACAAATTAGAAGTTCTGTCCGCCGTACCGCGTGCAATCATATAGGTATTATCAGGAAAATCAGCGATTGGTACTACTGTTAAACCGTTGAAACGCTTAACGCCAAATTCTGTAATGTCAATACCTTTATTAGCTTGATTTCTTTGATACTGTGCGTATAAGTCATAAGAACCATAACTACAATAAATCTTCATCATTGTGTCATACTTCAATGCCGATGGTAACAGGTCTACACCCTTTTGAAATTCACCCGCAATGTTTGCATTCGTTAATGTTGTTGGCGATGCGGGTAAGATTGTACCCGAACCTGTAAACGCCTTCCGAATAAACCCATCATAGTATTTATGTACACCCGTTGATAACGTTGTGTTATTCCAAAATGACTTGTTGCCGTATCTATCGTGTCGCTTAATTACTTCCTGAGCGATTACACTCTCTGTAGTTACTGGTAGTCGCGTATCAATTAACGCACCCTGTAACTGTGTAGCCTGCCAATGTTGTTCAAATTCACGAGGGTTAAACTCATGGTAAATCATATAGTCCGCTGGAATTAAAGCGCGACCATCAATATTTTGATTACCCTTGCTTACTGGCGTGGCTTGTCTATCCTGAATTAAGTCCGTGTAAGCCATATCCCAGCGCGGTATAGTGTACTTATACTTAATATTTTCCTGTATAAAGACGTGTCCACCTTGTACCGTGTCGTTTCCTGTGATAGCTTTTGTAATAAAGCCCGCCGCAGCTTCACCCGCATAGGTTGTATCGGTGATAACAAACCCATCGTATGCTAAATTTTTTGGCATCTCAAAGGAAGGGAATAAAAACCCTTTTGCCATACCTAGTACAAATAATCCTACACCATATAATAGGATAGAACCGCCTAACGTGTACGCTAGTGCCACGCTTAACATCGTCATTAATACTAACGAGGTCGTAATTTTTAAAACTTGTTTATTCATGGTTTTAATTTTGTTTTAACTTGTTATTTATTGTGTTTAATTCCGCTTGTACTGACCAACCTGTATAGCTTTGTTCTACGTCAATCTTACCGCCTTGTACATTCAAAGGCAGGTCTTCAAGTTCAGCTTTCGTGTCCTCAAAATTTTCTACCGCACGGTTTACCCAACGTTGTAACATTTCGGGCTTATTGCCAATCTTGTTA